ATCATTACCATAATATAAAAATAAACCTTGAGATGTTCCAATTGCAGCATACTTTTCACCTGCAAAACTAGAAAATGAAACCTGAGCTCTTGCAGCTCCTGGTAAAGTTTTATTTGCTGCAGTTAGTTGTAACCAACCACCTATTTTTTCAGGCAATCCATATCTAAATCTTACAAAATCACCGTCTGTCCATTGTCCTTCAGCACCTGATTCTGTATCTTGTTTATTAAATCCCGACTTGAATTTTAGTTTTTGTAGCATATAGTGGTGTTATATATCAATAATACTTATAATGAAAGATACAAAATTATATGGAAAAAACGGCTAAAATAGAAAATTTTATTGGCACTTATGATAATTACATTATGGATGAAGAATGTGATAAAGCCATTAAATTGTTTGAAGAACAAGATAGATTTCATAATACCTTAAATAGAAAAAAATTTGAAAATTCAGATAGCCTTAGAAAAAAAGATACTCAGTTTTTTGCTCATGCAAAAAATATAGATACATGGTGGACTAATTTAAGGACTTTAATTGTAAATTTTGAAATAGCCTTTAATCATTATATAACTACAACAGGCGCAGATGCAGTATTTAATCATGAACCTTTTCATTACACACAATTAAAAATACAAAAAACTTTACCTGGAGAGGGATATCATGTTTGGCATACTGAACATCATGTAGGTTTTGAAACAGAACCTCGTGCTTTTGCATACTCTATCTATTTAAATGATGTTGAAGATGGAGGAGAAACAGAATTTTTAAATCAATCTACAAGAGTAAAACCTAAAAAAGGTAGAATAGCTATTTGGCCTGCAGGTTTTCCTTATGTACATAGAGGTAATCCACCATTAAAAGGGGAAAAATATATATTAACGTCTTGGATGTTATTAAGAAGTGTATGATGTAGGTCTTGCGCCTTTTTCTGACTCATCTCTAGTGTCAGCGTCCCAATCAGCTTGTAATGCAGCTAAATGAGCTGAATCCCATCTACTAATAAAATCTTGAAAGTCTCCTAAGTTAGCAGCTTCCCAAGTAGAGTGAGGAGTTTCATCTCTGTATTCTACAGCGTCATTTGGATTAGAAGTTCCGTATTGAATAGCCCATATGTTTGAAAATTTAGATAATCCCCAAAAATCATCATCAACTATTTTGTAAGCTCCCTTACCATCTCCTTGTTGTTTGATAATTCTTTTATCTTCGAATATTACAGTCCATGTTGCATTTGTTGCCATCTTTTCTCCTAAGTTTTAATAATATAAATTACAGCTAAATAAGGTTGTACAACTGATGTAGCAGTACCTGAAAACGTAGCACTCATATTGTGTTGGTGACCTGTACCATCTCCTGTGTCACCAGTATTAGCCCCAGTATTAAATGGGAAAGGTGAGTTAGCATTAGGCTCAGCTGGTCTTGATGCTGCTGTTCCACCACCTGGGTGAGAGTGGGTAGCTAATTGAGCTTCAGATAAAGTTGCATTAGCTGTTGTACCGCCAACAGTTCCACTTGCAGCCACTGTATTTGCTCCGCCCGTTGATCCTAAAGCTTTAGTTCCAGATTTTCCTAAAGCTACGTTGTCTTGTAAATCAGGTAATTTAAAAGTCGTTGCACCATCTCCAGCTCCATAAGTTGTACCTATAATAGCAAATAAAGCTGAGTATGTGCTTCTTGAAACTAATGCACCATTACATTCTAAAAAACCTGTTGGCACTGAAGAAGAAGACCACGGCACAATAGTTGCCGTAGGAATTCCTTCGATACCTGTAAGGTTTGCTCCGTCGAAATCGTATCTTGTTGCTTCGTAATTTGACATCTATTATTTCTCCTTATACGTCCAACCTGTTGTTGCATCTCCTGAGAAGACTAAACAAAAAGCTGCGCCTTGTGTATTGACTACTAGATCAGATGCTGCATTAGCTATATTAGATCCATTTCTTCCAACAGTCAATGCGTTACTATCAAAATCATAACCCTGATCCACGAATGAGACTTCATCTCCCGTGGCAGGTGAGGCTGGTAGTGTAATTGTGACCCCTCCACCATTTGTATTTACTAAAAGTTGAGCACCAGCTTGAACTGTTTCAGCAGCTGAAACTGCTCTCCAGTTTCTTTGCTCAGATAATTTTACAACGTTTGTACCATCAGAATACAATACATAGTTATTTCCTTCACATAAAAGGACACCTGTACCTGATGATGTTTTGAAAGTTAAAGTGTTTCCTGCATGATCACATGCGTTTTGTACGTTATAAACCTTTTCAATTGAATCTGGAATAGATACTGTTCTGTTAGCTGCTAAAGTTCCTGTTAATTTAATAACATCATTTTTACCATTTGATAAAGCACCATTAGTAAATGTCAAAGATCTATTAGCATTAGTTAAGTTAAAAGTTGTAAAACCACCAATAGCTTGTTCTAAAATTAATAAGTTTGTATTTGTAATTTG